GCTGATTACTGGCAACATTGATTTACTACCACGAGTAGGGATTTGGAACGTAACCTCCACTCTGTCCACCCCACAACATTTCAAAGCCCTCATAGTTGAGCGTCATCTGCTCAACGGCGACGGCATTACCTCCAGCATCAAGATCCGAGTAAGCCAAGGATCCAATCCATGCCGAGTAAAGTTTGAAGCTAATCTGCACAATGCTTGATTGATGCTGATACGAACTCTGATAAGAAGGCCCATTCGCCGCTTGAGGTGTGTTGTTCGGATGCTGCAACACACCGATGTACATCGTGGTGCGAAAATCCGTTGTGGCTGAACCACCGATAACCGGATTGACACCACCGCCATACATGGCAGTGAAGAGGTTCGACATCCAGTACCAGTTGTCGTAATCGGTCGGGAACAATCCTCGTGACAACGTGATGGGGTTGAAGTCAGCCTGTCCCGGCATCTTGCGAGTCGTCAGGTTATCTCCACCTTCACGATACGTCAGGGGCTCGATAGCAATACCCAAACCCGACAGCGACATAAAGCCCAGACGTGCGAGTCCACCATTTGGCCCACCTTGAGTGGACAACGGAATCACCACTTTGAACTTGAAAGACCGCAACGGGTCTGAAGAAAGAGCACGTGTGTTTGGCATGAGATCTCCTTAGATAACCGTCACGGCCGAGACTGTGGTCGTACCGGCTGGCTGGAACTGAGCAATGAGCAAGTTGATGAACTCAGCCGGAATCTGCAGAGCAACACCCACCTGACAGTTGGTGTAACCCTGAGCAATCGACTGCGCCGTGTTGTTAGAGCTGTTGCATGTGACGTAATACGCAGTCGACGCCGTGCTGCTCGGGAAAGCGCCCTCACTAAGCAGGCCATCGAGGAACGATGTACAAACGGCCGTAATATTTGCCCACAACACTGCATCATTAGGTTGGAAAACGAAGGGATCAAGCAATGAAGCCAGTGACGCCGAGATGTAGTTGAGCGTCCTTTGCACCGGGACGTACATCGAGGCATATCCCGTTTCCAGTGTTCTGGTGCCCCAAATGCTCACTGCACCATTTGAACGAGTGCGCAATCCGTTCACATTGCTTTGAGTCAGGGCCCCAAGATCTGCAGAACTAAGAATCCGCTCAGCTTGAACGACATTGTTGAAGATCGTCTGATCGCCCGCAGGCGCAGTCCATACTCCTTCAGTGCTGTCGTTGGCCACCATTTGTCCGAGCACGAAACCACCCGGGGGCAAAAGAATGGTCGACTGCAGGTTAGAGCTGGCCGGGTTTGTCGCAACAAGCCACGGGTAATAGATGGCAACATCTGAAGACGAAGTAAGGCTCGATGCAAAGCCGACAGCACCCGCTGGCGTTTGTCCAGAAGCGGTATCAGTCACGAGGAAAGTAAAGGGACGCCCCTCGGCTCCTGCATAAGCAATAGCCTGATCAACCACGGCCGTCACACTTGACAGTCCAACAGTGTTTGCAATCCCTGGAAGATAAATGTTGAGCACACCAGGCACAGCATCGAAAGGTGCCACAAACTCGGGAGCCTGTTCTCCATACGTCAACATGGCCTGATAATCAGCCACTGTTGGATCACCAGGATCCACCCCACCCCGCAACGGGTGAGGATAAGTAGTGGAAGAGGGAGCATTGTTGGGAGGCGCCGCTGCATCATAAAGATCGGCAGCAACCACATACGATGATCCTTGAACAGTCGAGTTGATGATGGTCAAGAAATAGCGAGAATCCGAAGGATTCATCGACAAATCTTGCCACTGCTCTACAAGACTCGTTTGAGCACTACTCCCGTAATAAATGTCGATGTTGAATCGACCCGAGCCCGATGTGTTCTGAGAAACAGCGTAATAAATGTTATTTCCCCACGTGCCAACATTGCCCGACACCCCGTAAAATCCGGCCGTCAAAGACATAGTCAACTGAGGAGTAGCCGAAGAGTCAGTCAATATGGCACTTGCCGAAGCTCCCGGGGTCGCCGAAGCAACAGCACGATAAACCCAGCACTGCTGACCGCCATTAGCAAAAAACTCGTACACAGCATACGGCAGGTACGGGTTAGCCAAAACAGGAGTCAGGTTCGGATTGAAACCACCGAAGTACCTTTGAAAGTCAGACCAGCTGTTGCACTGAACAGCCACAGCGGGCCCACGCCAATGCTCACCGATAAAACCAGCAACGGAAGGAGAAACCGCAGGGGAGCCTGGAGGCGTGTTAGCAGCAAGCTGCGTGGAAACATAAATGCCCGGCGCACCGAAAGGCTGCGAAATGGTCATCGAACAAGCTCCTTTTGCCTTGAGGTCTTCTTCAAGGCAACGAGCTGCCCGCAACTAAAAATCAAATCCGTCATGTCAGTGCATACGAATCAACAGTGAGCTTAACTCCCTTGGAGTCGGCGACTTGGATCACCTCAGCAAGGAAGAACTCAGACGAAATGGAAACAGTAACGATCTTTCGGTAAACCCTTTTTGGTTTGCCGCTCTGATTAGGCTCCAAAAGGTCACGCTGCACGACGTCAACCAAATCAGCCCGACGAAGAGTGCCATCAAATGATGTCATGTCAAGGCTCCCGTACTGCTGCGGGAACATTTGAAACATCATCATGGCAAACATGCGGTCATGCCACGGCTGACGAGAGAAACACGTAATGTTGTAAATCAGGTTCCACGGTGTCGGGAAATCATCAGCCACCAAAGTGGATCCCGAGAGAGGGGTGGCCTGCTCTAGATCGTAGTTGAGCTGGAACTCTGCAGCTCGATGTGCCCGTTCCTCGGCATAAGTAATGTCCATCAAGTTGATTTGAATGTGCGGATACCGACGAATCTCCTCTTCAGGATCAGGGAATCCGAAATACACAGGAGGAACGAAGGATTTGGGGTTTCCATTTGGACCAGAGGCGTAGTTAGGAATGATGAAACCCTGCAACTTTTCCTTTAGGGCATAATCTTCATCAATACCCCACACGGGTAACTCCACTTCCTATGGGCAAATGTCCTACGCAAAGGCACAAGCCAGAACCGCATGGTTCTGCTCGTCTAAGCGTCTCAGATCAACCCAGCAAAAATGAAGTCAGCTAGCAACGATGTAGGGATCCCACATTCCAGTGTCGTTGTCCTCGTCCAAATCCTCTTGAGCCACCTCGGAGAGATCGACCGAGACAGTAAGGAAATAACTCGCTACCCGGCCCCGAGGAACAAATGAATCGACGCTAAAGAGATGGCCGTCAAAGACCACTCGATCATTGAGGTGATCTTGGCCGAAAGGGTCAGGATCAGGCATAGTGGTCTGCAAGAACGCCTTATAGCTGAAGATCAAACGCACCGAGTCAACAAGGTAGAGACCATCGTTGTCGAAGTTCTGTTCGCCACGGGTGTACTCACCGAGCAGCACGGGAAGAGTAATCGGGTTATACCAAACTCTTTGCGGGCCCGTTGAATAAATGGGATGGCTCGTCGTGGCCGTCGAGTTGAATCGAAACCACTGACACCACTGCCCAACGTCACGCTGATAATCGAACATCATGCCCTTATAAGCCTGACGGATATCACGCAATGTTCTTCTGTCCGGTGGCAATCAGTACTCCTTGAACTCAGGGTCTTCTTCGTTCACCGGGATGAACATACGACCCCGGTCGATAGCATCGATCGATCGATGGTGGCCGTTGAGCACAGCCCGAGGAGAGCCGTCGTCGTGGAATGAGACAGTGATCGCAGGATCTTTCTTGTCAACGTGTTTACGCAGGCCGTTCCAATCGTAACCGGCATAGCCCGGGATGTCTCGATGCAGATCCCCGATCTTCGTATGCACGAAGTCACCAGCATCCATATTGCGCAACTGATGCACCGTAATAAACTGATCTCCAAGATGATCTGAAGCTGCCATCATTTCCCCGGCGGGATTGGAATGTGCACAAGCTCAGGCCCGTACTTAATGAACGGTGCAGGTTCACCGACAACAAACTGCGCCGTCGAAAGCACCATACCGTATGGAGTCTGCACACCGATTTGACCGGTAAG